CTATGATGAAGTCGGGTAGAGAGGCTCCTCTTCTCGACGCAGAGGGGGTGGCGAGTGTAATCAAAGCTGTCTGGCAAGACCACGAGCTGAACGCCTCGGAGATTGTATATCTGCTCGACTATTATCGTGGCAGACAGGATATCCTCACTCGTGAGAAGGACATACGACCCGACATCAACAACAAGGTCGTATTCAACAACGCAATGGCAATCACTCGTGATATTGTAGGATACACGTTTGGCAAGCCTGTGCGATTCGCTCATCGTACCAACGAGGCACGTACCGAAGTTGAGAAGCTCAATCAGATGGTGGAGGCAGAGGACAAGTTTGCCAGTGACCAAGAGATTGCACAGCTTTCTTCCATATGCGGAACGGCATATCGAGGCGTTTTTGCCGATACGTATGGCGTCGAGGACGAGGTTCCTTTTAGCATTGTTACCTTGGAGCCGTATCTCACCTTTGTGGTATATTCAACCGAAGTGGGTAATCCCCCTGTGTTAGCAGTCACCTACTATGAAGTACCTCCGACTCCCTTCGCAAGTGGTAAGTTCATGTATCTTGCCTACACCAAGGACATGGTGTATCAATATAAGACAGAAGGACTTGCTATCGGAGATATCACCGTTGCCAATCTTATCGGTGAGCAGGTGAACCCTCTTGGTATGTTGCCTATTGTGGAATATCCGAACAATCGTTGGAGAATTGGCGATTGGGAGATGGTCAAGACACTGCTCGATGCCATCAACTTGGTCGGGAGCGATTGCGTCAACGACTTGGAGGGATTCGTAAATTCCCTGCTCGTTGGTATCAACGTAGACCTTGCAGACATCTCACAGGATGACCTCAAGGCTCGAAAGATATTGTCGTTCCCCTCTCTGAAGGAAATGCCCTCCGATATCAAGTATATCGGACAGCTTGCAGATGCTCAGACCACGGAACAACTTCGTAAATATCTCCTTGAGCAGATGAGAATTATTGTGGGGCTTCCTAGTCAGGATGCTGGTGGTATCAGTGGTGGAGACACAGGTGATGCGGTCTATCTTCGCAACGGATATGACAGACTGGAGACGGTTGCTCGCATGAAGGAAACATTCTTCAAGCGTGGAGAACGTGCGTCACTGAAACTGATGCTCAAGATTGCACAGGTGTACGAGGAACTGTTGGGGCTCAAGAGCGTTGACGTGGACATCAAGTTCACCAGAAACCTCACCGACTCCATCCTCGTCAAGTCCAATGCTATTTCCACCATCCATGCTACCAAGATTCTCGACCCAGTGGACACCCTTTCGTTGGTAGGAATCACCACAAGTCCCGATGAACTGGTCAACCGTGGAGAACTGTATTGGAAGGCACATCCAGAGGAGCAACCTCAGACTACTTCAGTTGACCCTACTAAGTCACAAGATGCCACCATCAAAGACCCCAAGAACAAGACCAAAGTTGACAGATAAATAAAATGTGTCGAGATTGTTTGTTGACAGTCTTATATGAATCGTCTATAATACAATGAGACACGGAGTATGCCATTTCGTGCAGAAGGACAGCGACGGAGACCTATATGGGAGCCGAGCGATGGACTTAGGAGGTAATTATGGCAGAACCTATCACTGAACCTATTGTTACACCCGTATCTGTGACTGAACCACAGCCTACTCCGACTTCGGCACCAAAGCCAGTCTCATGGGATGACCTTACGGATGAACAGAAACGGTACGTAGACCAAGAGAGAACAAAAGCAAGTCAGACCGCACGAGAGAATGCCAAGAAAGACCCTAAGTTTCTTGAAGAACTGAAACGGACACTTGAACCTGCAATTCAACTGACTGCCGAACAGAAACTTCAAGCTAGACTTGACGAATTTGCTGTCAGAGCCAACAAAATGGAAGCTATGGATGCACTTCGTAAAGCTGGATTAGGGGATGAGGCTATTCAATCCATCATAGAGGATGCTGAACTTGACATTGTATCTCCCGATAGAGACAAGACACTCGCTCGTGTAAGCAAGCTGGGTGAATTGTTCAAGAGCTCTTTGGAGAAGTCGATTGCTGAGCAGACCAAGAAGGCAACTGCTGGAATCCAGACACCAAAGACCGCTGTGCCCGTAAATAAGGCATTCAAGGACATGAATTTCGAGGAACGTGCCGAGCTGAAAAAGAAAGACCCTGCACGATTCGAGATTGAACAGAAAGCAGTGTCCTCTAAGATTTAAGGAGACCCACCATGGCTAGAACTGGTACTTTTGGTAGTTTTTATTTTGACCCCGAAGTGTTCACTGGATACATTTCGGAACGTGACCCCATCAACTCCCTGTTGATTTCCTCGGGTGTCGTAACCCCTGCCCCTGCTAGCGTAGCTTCTGCTCTCTCTAGCGAGAACAACGTGACCACCATTCCGTTCTACATCCCCTTTGAAGGTGATGCACTGAACTACGATGGTCTGACCAACAACGTTCCTGTGGAGCTTGAAGGCAAGAAGATGACCGCCATGGCGTTCCGTCGCATGAAGGCTTGGAAGGAAAAGGACTTCACTCATGAGCTCACTGGAGCTAATGACCTGTCCAATGTTGCCCGTAAGATTGGTGACTATCAGGCAAAGCAGAATCAGAAGAGCTTGCTCAAGATTCTCGGTGGTCTGGAAGGTGTAGCCGCTTTCGCATCCCACGTCAACGACATTGCTCGTGCAGACTCTGGTACTGTCGAGTCCACTCACAAGTTGGGTATGGACAATGCCATCAAGGCAATCCAAGGCTCCTTGGGTGACCATTTTGATGAACTCAAGGTTTGGTTCATGCACTCCGCTGTGTATGCTGACCTCGTTCGTCAGGGTGCCGCTAACGATGTGAACATCAAGGCTGGTGCGATTATCACCGACCCGTTCTCTCGTTCCTTCCTTGGTAAGCCTGTTGTCATCGACGACACTATGACCGTTGTTGCTAATGCGACCAGTGGTCTGAACGAATACCACACCTACCTTTGTGGTACTGGTCTGGTTATGACCGCTCCTGTTCGGATTGATACCCCGAACTATGTTGATTATGATGCTGAGACCGCTGGCGGTGTTCAGAAGCTGTATTCAAAGTGGGGCAGATTGCTTCACCCATACGGTTTCTCTTTCGCAGTGGACAACGTTGTAACCGAGTCCCCGACTGATACCGAACTTGGTGCGAGTGCCAACTGGTCCATGGTGTATGACACCAAGAACATTCCGTTGGTAGCATTTATCAGCAACGTGTCGGCATAAGGAGTAACCCATGGCAAAGATTGGTGATTTATTCATGAAGGATGGGGTCGCCTATAAGGTGACCGCCCTTCCCGCTGAAGAGGGTGGAACATACTCCGTGATTGCATTGCACACGAAGACCACTTCTTTGGTGAAAACAATCACTTCGAGCCAGTCAACCACCAACCTCATTCCCAGTGGTAGTATTATCACTGGGATTGCCGAGGATGACCTTGGAACCCCCGTCGGTCACAACAGTGCTACTGCACAGACTGTGGCAGACGGTAAGGTCAAGGTGTTCTTCGAAGGTAATGGCGGTAGTGAGACTGATGCTCAAGTGATTGATAAGGGTGCCAAGGTTACTGCTCCTTCCAATCCTACTCGTACTGGGTACACCTTCGCTGGGTGGCATCAAGACGCAGAAGGTACTGGAAGTGCATTCAATCTTAGTACGAAGACATTCGCAGTAGATACGTACTGTTACGCCAAGTGGACAATCAACACCTACACTGTCACGTATGACAGCAACGAAGGTTCTGCAGTTGCTCCTGAAACCGTTAACTACGGTGAAGCATTTGCCGAGCCAGAGCCACCCACACTTGAAGGGAACGTGTTTGGTGGATGGTACACTGACGATGTAACGTTCGAGAATCTCTACGAGTTTGCTACTCTGGTCACTGAGGACATTACTCTGTACGCCAAGTGGACACTCGCTGGTTAAGGAGTAGATTATGGCACAGATTTCCAAAGGCGTAAGACTGGGATACGGACAGATGAGCGGTGAGAGCCGTCCATCTACCCGTACCTATCTACCCGACCTTACGGGAATCCCTGCTCTTGGTTCAGCACCGAGCACACACGATGTGACTACACTCGATGACACCATGCACGTATATATCAAAGGATTGACCGATGTTGGAGGCTCCATGGAGTTTCCAGCATTGTTCACACCTGCCATTATTGATGCGGTTGACACAGCTCTCGGGCTTGCCAACCCGTTGGAATGGTGTGTGGAGTTTCCTCATCCCCTTGGTAAACGTGCATACTTCATCGGTGAAGCGAGCAAAGTGTTCAATGAATCGGTGGACGTTGACGCTCCTATCACAGGGACGTTGGCACTTGTACCTAAGACAGAGATTCAATGGGAGACCGCAGAATTTGTTCTCACCTTCAACACGAACGGTGGCACAGCTATTGCGTCTCAGACTATCAAATATGGTGCAAAGCCGTCTGTTCCTGTAGACCCTACTAAGGCTGATGTTGACTTCGATGGATGGTACAGTGATGTAGCACTCACTGAAGCGATTGACCTCAGCAAGCTGGTGATGACAGGTGCAAAGACCGTGTACGCCAAATGGGTATAAGGGGTAAATGATGGATGAATTGCTTGCACGAGTCAAGATACGATTGAGATTCACTGGTGAGGTGGAAGATTCCATGCTCACCGAGTTGTTGACTTCCTCTCTCGATGTAATCAATGACCTCCGTCAATATACTCCTACCGATGAAACCATTGTCGAACCACAGTACGAAAGTCTTGCGGTTGAGATGGTGGTAGCATTATACAGTAAGTTGGGAGCAGAAGGAGAAGTTGGACATAGTGAGAATGGTGTGAGCCGTTCGTACGATTCATCTTGGTTCCCTGCTTCCTTAATCGGTAGAATCATGCCCAAGCCGAGGATGTAAGATGAGAATGCAAGAAAGCAACAAACGAAAAATTCTCTATTGCAAACAGCGTATTCACGATAATGGTGCAACATATTACGACCCTCCCGTACGGTTGGACGTAAATGTTGTGCCAGTCAGTTCCTTGTGGAACAGCTCTCTCATGGGAGTGGCACAGCAAGGCAAGTACCTGTTTTCAGTAGATGCTTCCTTGTATAACAATCTGTTCTCCATTGGTGATAGATTCTACGTTGATAATCAGACTGAGGTTACTGAGTACTTCCCTTATGGAATAGAACCGTGGGGGTTTTATGCAGTACCCGAGGACGAGGTGATTGACTTTGATGGAAGTGCAGATACTGCCGACTATGTGTTGGAAGGAATAGCAAAGACACCGAATGTCATAACCATGACACTCACTCGATTGGCGGTGTAATATGCTTCGTGAAGTGGAGCTTGGAACAAAAGGCATCCGTTCACTGAAACGAGACTTGGAGAAAATCAATTCCAAATGGAATGTGATAGTCGCCAAGGCTGAACACAGATTGGGTGAATATGGTGCAGGGGAACTCTTTGAAGCTATCCCACATCATGAGATAGATGGAAACCTTCCTCCTTCGGTGTCTATGACACGGGTGGAGGGGGGTATATCAGTAAATATGGTTGGGCAAGATGCAGGGTATTTTGAATTCGGTACTGGATTGACAGGACAAGGGAAGTATCCCGATGCAGAGATACCTCCAAGGGTAGGATGGTTTTACGATGTGAACAACCACGGAGCTAAAGGTTGGTGGTACAAGCACAAACTGACGAAGATACCCACTCACTCTGTTGGCATGGAACCTCAGCACCCTGTATTGACGGCATCCATAGAAACTGGTAAAATGGTACAGAAGATGGTAGGAGAAGTACTGGATGAAGAGTTTAACTGACGAGATTATCACACTGTTGCAAGGACAGTCCTATCCCGTTACCGTGAAACGCATTCAAGACGGATACTCCAATCTGAAGCCAGTATATCCAACTATTGTAATTCACGAGATTGACAATAGGACACACATGGCAATCCTTGGAAAGGAATACCATTCAAAACTTGAATATCAGATAGACATTTATGCGAAAGACATGGTGATATCTGGAGAACCCACGCTTGCCAAGACTGTCGTTGACGGAATAGGTAATGTAGTGGACACCGCACTGCAAACACAGTACGGATTCACCCGAACAGTGCGTACCCGTATGCCCGAGGGTGAGGACAAGACTGTTTCAAGGCTCACGCTGAGGTACAGTACCCTGTTAGACATTCAAAACGATATAACGTATCGTTAAGGAGAGCAATTATGGCACAGATTTCTTTGGGCGTTAAACTTGGATACGCAAACGCAGTTACCCCTCGCATCGCCACACCGACCTATACCTACGTCCCCGACGTAACTGGCATTCCGTCTCTTGGCTCGGCACCGTCGACCCACGACGTAACTGACCTTGAGAACACCTCTAAGGTATACATCAAGGGATTGACCGATGTTGGTGGAAACCTCGATTTCCCGTGTAACTTCACTCCCGAGGTTATTGGTGAGGTTGACGACGCAATCACTGCACAGGAGCTTGCACCACAGGAATGGTGTGTTGAGTTCCCTGCCCCTCTCTCCATGAGAGCATATTTCAATGGCGAAGCATCACCCGTGTTCAACGAATCTGTCGATGTTGATGCTCCTATCACTGGAACCATCAGCATTGTACCGAATAGTGAGATTCTTTGGGAAGATATTACGTAAGCAATGTCTTGTAGCATAAGAGATTAGAGGAGTAAAAGATGGAAAAGAGACTTGAAGTTGGGGACAAAACGTATGTGTTTGAGTACACTCGTGCAGGTATTTGTAAGGCGGAAGAGGCTTTCGGTGTATCGTTCTTGAAGGTCGGAGAATGGAAAACATTCGATGAGCTTAACAAGTTCACCGAGGCTCTCATGTATGCTGGTCTGTTGAAGCACAATAAAGACCTCAAGGTAGAGAAGATGAGTGAAATTCACGAAGTTCTCACTGGTGAGGACGGGTACGACGAGGAAAGCCTCTTGGAAGGTCTCACTCAGATGCTCGGTGATGCCATAAACCCCACTGGGGGCAGTCGGAAGAAGTTTCTGAAGGCGTAGAACCTTCCTCTGGTGAAGAACCGCCAGAGTTCCGTACTGCCGTAGAGTTGTTTGAAAGGAAGCTGTATCCCGAGGCATTGTCCATCGGGATGCCTTCCGAAGAATTTTGGGAGGGAGAACCTCGACACCTGCTCTCATATATTGAAGCGTATCGTCTGAGGCTGGAAAGGGAGGAGAAGTTCAAATCCCAATTCACCGACTACCAAGCATGGCTTACTGGTGCCTATTGTGAGAACGCATTCTCGGTTGTTCTATCGAACGCATTTGGTAAGAAAGGTGGAGTCAAGGCAAAGTATCCGAAAGAACCCATCAGCTTTGGTAAGAACAGAGCAGAGAAGGAGGCTGATGATGAAAAGAAATTATTGGCTGTCTATGCTGGGTTCCAGAGTTACACCAATGCTCTCAATAACCGAAAATTTGGAGGCAGACGATAGTTCTTATCGTCTGTCTTTTGTATTATAAGGAGCCATTCTGTGGATATAAGTCAAGTATCATTCAAAATATCGGGTAGTGCAGGGAACGCATCCAAGTCGCTCGGTACACTCATCACGAGGCTCGGACAACTTGACACGGCTTTCGTGAAAGCTGTTGGTAGCGGTAATGCCACTATTGCCATGCTCAATGGTATCGCTGGAGCTCTCGGTGCTGGCGTAGCACAAGCTAGTGCGTATAACGGGGCAATCAGTGGATTGTCAGTTAGCGTAAAGGCTCTAAGCAATACATCCAAAACTGTAAAACTGCCTACTGCTAAAATATCTCAACACACCACAGCTACCAAATCTGCTACAGTTGCCACCAAGCAACAGGACACTGAAACCAAGAAACTGAATAAGAGTCTTATGCTGATGGGAACAAATTCTCATCACGCAATGGGGAGCCTCGGTAGGCTTGTCCGTACTCTTTCACAACTGGCGTTTGTTACCATTCTCACTAGACAAGTGTTCACTGGGTTGATATCTGGATTCAAGTCAGCTATCAGTTACATGGAAAACTTGAATTTGTTCATGGTAGCCCTTGGTGATAACACCACTCGTGCTACTGGATTTGTCAAGGAGATGAGCGAGTCATTCTATCTGGATGAAGCTCAGCTCACTAGGACACAGGGACTCTTCTATCAAATCTCAGAATCACTCGGATTGGCAAGCGAGAAAGCATACACACTCTCAACAAACTTCACCAAGCTGTCATATGACTTGGCATCGTTTTATAATATCAGTGTCAGCGATGCTGTCACCAAGCTCCAAGCTGGTCTTGTTGGTGAAACCGAGCCTCT